ACATATGATTTAGACGGATAGCTATCTAAAACTGCACTGCTTAGATAGTTGTTTGGATTACTATCTGGATACGGAACATATCCTAATACTGTGGAAATGTCTGTAGCGGTAAAAGTTATAATTCCACCTGCTCCATTAAATGATGCTACTCCAGCGGCTTGAAAATCATCGCTTAATCCTCTAAAGTTTTCATTTATTTTATTAAATGCTGTCCTCAAAGTGTCGCCATCACCTTTATTGGCACCTGTGCCAGTATTGATAAATGAAATAACTGTATTTGCTGTAGCCATATTATGTTCCGTTGATACGATATTTATTCAAAAACATTCCTCTTGCTCTTTCGGTAAATTCATGTTATAATTTACTATCAAAAACCGCAATAAATAGTGATATTATGGGATCAACACTAGTTTTAAACACAGACGGAACACCAGTTTCTATGCTGCCTTTGAGCGTGATTCCTTGGGAAGAAGCCATTAAGTATATGGTTTTGGACAAGGCACACGTTTTGGAATGGCACGAAAATTGGATTGTTCACAGCGCCACTTGGGAAACTCAGGTGCCCGCCGTTATCATGTTAAAAGAATACATGAAAAAGAAATCGGGCATACGTTTTAGCAAAGCAAACGTATTCCTTCGCGACGGATATCGTTGTCAATATTGCGGAATAGACACTGGTCGTAAGTCAGCAACTCTGGATCACGTTGTTCCAACTAGCCACGGTGGTAAGACTACATTTGAAAACACTGTATGTGCTTGTGCAGATTGTAATGCTCGAAAGGGTAACAACAAGAAGATCGTTCCAAAGAAAATGCCCGTAAAACCAAGCTACTTTCAGTTGGTTGAAAAGCGTAAGCATATGGAGTTTGATTTACGTCACCCAAGTTGGGGAGCATACTTAGGACTTGATCCTACGTAAAAAAGGGCCTAAGGGCCCTTTTATTTTTCTCTGTATACTACACGACCTTTGGTTAAATCATAAGGACTCATTTCTATCTTAACACGATCCCCTTGCAGGATCTGAATCCTATGTTGGCGCATTTTGCCAGATATTACTGCTGTAATACGATGTGTTTCTGTAATACGAACCCTAAACATTGCGTTAGGTAATACTTCTTCTACAAACCCTTCCATTTGAATTTGTTCTTCTTTAGCCACGATTAAACTTTCTCTCCTTTTAATGCACTCACTGTAAGCTCTTTGGCTCGATTTTTAAGATCGGCTGCGTCGGCTTCTTTAAGTTTCCATGCCATTATATTCATATATTCTGTAAGTGCCAGTTGGCCTTTTTCAGTCCAATGACTATAGTCCTGACCACCAGAGCTATAATAGTAGTATTTACGATCTTGCATCAATTCATTGATGCCGCCAAACATTAAATCTTTTACTGCTTGTTTATCCATTTTATAATTTTTCACCGGCTGTAAAGCCGCGGAATCGAAGGAAACGTGGGAATCGTAGCGACCACACCGTTTCGCTATCTTGACTCCTAGTCGCTGCATCAGCGCGGACTTCGACAATTTGGCCCAACATTGATTCTTTATCCATCCAGTATTCAGCACGTTGGTCATCAGTAAAACCTGATCCAACATTAACTGCGATAGTTTTACCATCGTCCTCACCTTCACAAATTAATGCGCCTAATCGACCTTCATTTTTTCCTGTTCCTTCTTCTGTAGCCACCACAGTAAGGCTAACTTCAATAAATGGTTTCATTTTGAGCCAACTAACACTACGTTT